ACTCGACATGAAGAATCGTATCAGTCGAGCCAACGAAGGTATTCGTTTGGAATATCTATATACAGATAATTTGAAAGATACCCTTGTTTCCATACCGAAGTTCCTCGAAGGAAAGGGAAGATTATTCTCTGGTGCGTGCCTGCGTCTATGTGTAGGCACTAAGTGTGTCTTTGGTAAAAGTATTGAGTTCTTTGCCAAGAACAGTATAGAGAAAGGTTTTGCCACCACTCTGAATCCTTATTCATCAGATTGGCACAAAGTCGCTTACGATCTTTCTAGATTTTCGCCTAGCATGAAAGAGTGTATGGTGTTATGTATGGATTATAGTAAGTTTGACGCATGTCACACTGTTGAAACTATGGAAGAAGCGCTTGAAGTCATAAATGACTGGTATGCGTTCCATGGGTGTACTGACTTTGCTAAGGCTCGCAGTACATTCTTCAAAGAAATTACCAACTCCCTACATCTAGTTTTCAACGTAGTTGAGAAATGGGATGGAAGTATGCCTTCAGGATCACTTTTGACACTGTTGGTAAACGGAATCATTAACCACCTTAATCTCAGATACTGTTACTACAAATTGGTGCCTATTTCTATCACCAGCCAAAACTCTTTCTCGAATATGGTTGCAGCTATAGTCCAAGGTGATGATGTCCTTATGTCTATGCATGAAAAGATTAGACAATATTTCACACCAGAAGGCGTAATCAGCTGTATGAATGAAAGAGGCTACGTGGTAACTTCGGACGATAAATCTAAGCCTATTGGATTCGTACCGTTAACTGAGGCTACATTTCTTAAAAGAGGTTTCAATATCGAGGATGGTTTTGCTCATGGCAATTTAGCTATGGATACTATTCTCAATACACCTCTTTGGTCTAAGAAAGGTGATTACTACCGTAAAATTACACGGGATAGTGTAGAGTTTTTCTTCAGAGAACTCAGCTTACATCCCAAATCAGTCTTTGACTTACATGCACCAACTATGCGTAAGGCAGTTGTTGCAGCAAAGTTTAAGGATTTTGAAGGCCTAACATGGAACCATGCTAAGTGGCGCTCGTACGTATATAGTACGGAGCCATTTACCATGGACCTATAGGTCTTTAAAATGCCCACACGATTCAGTGGGCCTGTATATTAATGAATCGATCCTTGTTCGTAGGATTAAAATAACGAACGAAACTCTCGACTCTGGTTACGAGTTGTATAACGTTACAAGGAGAATAATAAGTTATACGACTACGCTTTGTCGAGTTCAAAGTTTGATGACACACCTCATTCACTACTCAAGGAAAACTATAAAAATCTCGAGTACCTCCTAGACAGTGGGATACTAAGTGTTATCCCATGTGTCGAATTAAATACACTTGCTGACACATCAAACTTAAAGGATCACCAGTCTGAAAGATCCGAAAACCCTACGACTACAAACTTCGTGGTTCCTGATGACCTTGTGTTATCAGCCATCCCGGACGATCCGGCGCCAATATCCTCGATGTATTTCAAGGCTAGTACTGACCCGATGTCCATGACCATTGCTAAATATTTAGGTAAACCTAAGAAGATAGCCGATGGTCAATTTTCAAATACTGATACTGCTCTAACTTTTAATGCTATCCGTTTACCTTATGATCTTATTTCCGATCCTGTTTATTGGGATAAGTTGAAAGGTTTTTTGGGGCTAAGAGCTACATTGGTTATCACCCTGCAAGTTAACGCGGAAAGATTTCAACAAGGTAGATATATGGTGACTGCCGTACCATGCGGTGGCGTGCCCTTTACCTCCAAAGTTGAAGAATCCGTTAACTTACATTCTGCATCTCTTACGCAGAGAACGCAATTACCTCGAGTAGAAATTGATATTAACACTGAAAAAGCATGTATTTTACGCCTGCCCTTTTGTTCAGCTACAGATTACCATCCATTACAAATGGATGCTGTAGGCAAAGAACACAATATTTGGTATTCAGTTCGTATTTATCCATATAGTGCATTGGAGGCCGTCACAGGCGCCCAAACTGCTAATTACACCTTATGGTGTCACATGGAAGATGTTGAATTGATTGGACAAGCTATACCAGTTTCTCTTCAAGCTAATTTCTCTTCATCTACTGTTAAGAAGAAAGCCTCTAATTCACAGAAAGAAGCCGAATCCGTAGGGGTAGGCCCTATTTCAAATATCACTTCAAAGATTTCTAAAGCAGCCAATATTTTGACTGTAATACCACTTGTTGGTCCATATATGACTACAGTTAGTTGGGCCGCTGATATCGTGGGATCTGTTGCTTCTATTTTCGGTTTCTGTTCTCCTCTTAATATGGCACCTGTCCAAAGAGTAGCACGCAATGCGTTTGCATACATGACTTCCGTTGATAATGTTGATCAAGGAGTTCCTTTGTCCTACTCTGTTAAGAATGAAGTGAGGTTTTTGCCAGGATTGTCCACCACTCAAGAAGATGAGCTATCTATAGCTCATTTTTGTGGTCGTTCAACATGGCAACAGACAGCCACGTGGAGTATTAGCGCATTAGACGACGATTTAATCGCTTCCGGACTTGTTGGTATCTATCCTAACCTATCTGCTCCACACACTATTCCTCTTCCTATTGTGCAAGATTGTTACACGCCCGCACAATTTGTGGGCACCAAATTTGCTAAATGGAGAGGATCTGTGTGTTTTAAGATTAAGATGGTAAAGACTGAATTTCATACAGGACGATTTGCTATATGTTTTAATCCCGTCGCTCGTAGCGCGAATGAACCTGCTATCACTTCTAGTGTGCAGCCTTATGTACACAGAGATATCGTCGACATTACTGGTATCACAGAATATGAATTCTGTATACCTTATGTCAATGAAGTGCCGTATTTATCAACTAGACCAGGCGCCAGTAACAATTCTTACGGAACGTGGCAACTACGAGTAGTGGATCCTATTGTATGTCCAGATACTACATCAGACACTATTACTTTCCTGATTGAAACATACATGGCAAATGATATAGAATTTGCTACGCCAAAAGAAGATGATCACGTATTCGTTGAACCAGTTCCTATTCAGTTACAAGGAGCTTTGGGTGATATGGTTGCACATGATCCTTCTCTAGACACTTCTCTTAACTGCATTGGTGAACGCATTATGTCGTTACGAACTTTAGTTAAACGTTTCTATCCTATTCGTAGACTGAATTTAGCAGCTCCTACAAACACTTTAGGCATCCAGTATATAATGCCGTTCGCATCCCAAACCTATACATATGCAACATCAACTGTTAATGACAGTTATTCAGATTTGTATACTGATTTATCTAGAATTTTTCTATTTTCTCGTGGAGGTGTTCGCCTTAAGGCAACGCGTGATCCAGACAATGAAAACTCTTTTATCGTGGGGGCCACTCAAGATGTAGGTGATGTCTACACACAGTGGATTGAAGGATATCCTGTGGGTGCAGGAGTACCGACATTTGCTAATTCTATGAGTTTAGCAGCACAATCAGCTTATATGATTACTGAAGCTCATGAACAACAACAAATTGAAGTATCAGTGCCCCAATATCATTACACTCATTCACGACCCGAAAATTTGCATTATGCAAGTCAGAACTACCCTTACCATAGTTCAACTCTTACCACCACCAGTCAATTAGTGTCACCTACCACTGTGTACGTGATGCAATCTCTTGACACAGTGATGTTATCCGCTGAGGAACAAGTTGATCTTAAAGTACGGTGGTATAGGGCTTGCGCTGATGATGCAGATTTTTCGTTCTTTATTTCTATTCCCCCTATGGCTAGTAACGTAGCTTAGGGGGTTATAGACGGTGATACCGTCAATTAAACCTGTCTCTTTTGAGGTTTGTTTCAGGTTACTTTATTAACGTCCTCGTCGTACACGTTAATGAAGGCAGTTCTTATGAACTGTTCTTATTTGTTACTGTTTTGTTATAGGTGCGTTTAAGGAATACATATGTATTGCTTTACGTGCTTGACAAAGCAGCAAACGCTATAATAAAAGGTGG